CCTCACTTAAAGTATATCCAGCAATAGAATTTTTATAACAATAATGTTGAGTTAAACGTTTCATAAACATTTCTAATTCATCAATATAAAAAATTTTATCTTCTTCCCATTCATCTAAATGGTCTTCAATAAAATCTGAATAAGAAACAAATTCAATACCAATGATACCATAAGCTTTAGCCTTTTCACTTAAAGCAATTGGATTTGCGCAAATAATTGCGCCATTTGTTTCTTTTGCTTTAAGCATAAGCTTTTTTGTCTTTCCACTTCCGCGGGAATCAATAACTCTAAACATATTATTTGTTACCTCGTGTCATATTATAACCAAATGTTTCACTTTGATAATATTTAATCCAAAATTTTTCTTTTTCATTAAGTTGCGTTCTATCACATTCTTCAAGAATTTCAAAAGAGAAATTTTCTACTTTATCACTTTTCATAGCAGTATATAATTTATTGTTTGAACCATCAATACCTAAACCAGCTTTAATATGTGTTTTAAATCTATCAGCAATATTAACTGATTGTCCTATATAACACATTTGATTATTTAAATTAGTAATTTTATAAATACCAATTTTATTTTCTGTACCTATTAATCTGCCAATTAAATCACTTGTAGGTTTTTCATAATAAGTTTTCCAAATAATTTTATTTAATGGTTCTTCATTTCTTAAATAAGGAATTATTGAACGCAATTTTTCAATTTCATTTTTATCTGTATCAGATAATTGTATTTTATAAAATTCTTTTTTATTGTTTTCTTCTAAAGTTCTTTTATTCGCTTGAATAGCCGCATTTACAATAGAAGTCTAATCATTAATTTTTTGTTCCAAAAGAGATAAAGTATCCTAATGCTATTTTATAGTTTCTGCGGTTTGCTGCGCAAGTTCTTCCATTAAATTAAAATATTCTTCTTCACATTGCTTTTTATTCTTTTCAAATTCAATTCGCATATTTTCAGTAGATAATTCAAATTCTTTTTCCGCAATCTATTTACTTTGTTTATAAATAACTTCTCCAGCTTGCTTTGCCTATTCTTCAATTAACATAATACTTTTCTATGTCTCTTCTCTTTTGGATTCTAAAAATTTTATATTTCCTTTTAAATTTAAAGAATCTAATTTTAATGATTGATTTTCATTTGTCAATATTTCATTTTCTTTTTGTAATTCTTCGTTTTTAAATGCTATTTCTTTATTATAAGTAATATTTTTTTTACCTTTTAATAAATAAAAACAAAGCATTCCAAATAGAAAACTTAAAATACATAAAAATATTGTCATATTTTAGAAAAATTAAGGGATAGATGTTTAGTCTATCCCTATATTTATATTATAATTATTCTGCTTCCTCAGCATCAGGGTCAAAACTCATACCTGCAGGAGTAAGGGACAAGAACTTAACTGCCTTGTGAGTACCATCATCCAACTCAATTTCAGCAGGAGTACGAAGACCAAGACCCTTTCTCTGGATAGCAGAGGTAAAAATGCCATCTACCTAACGCTTTTCAATACCAAGTGCCTCTGCAACATCAGCAGCAGTAACATTAGCACCATTAACTTCCTTCAAATAATTAAGAACCTTCTTAGAATTTTCCTTCATAGCCATAATAGTAAAATCTCCTTTAAATTATAAATATTTTTTTAATTTTAAATTTTTTAATTAAGCTTTTTGCTTATGTAAATATTATACCAAAAAATTTTTTAAATGTCAAATTTTTTTGACGATAAAATCTCTTGAACCATTTCATCAATAATGGTCATATCTTCAAGTTTATCTACATGACTTGATAGATTAAAAATTTCTGCTTCTGCTTTTTTTACTTTTTGTGGGTCATTACTATTTTGAATAATCCATTCAGCTTTAGCAATTTTATTTGCGAGATTTTTACGTTCTTTATTTTTCATAAAATTTTCTTCCTTAATCTTTACTATATATATTATATCATAAATTTTTTAAAAAGTCAAAAAATTTTGATTTATTTTAAAAAATTTTTTTCAAATTCTTCTTCCGTAATAATCGGAATACCAAGCTTTTGAGCAGATTGATTTTTTCCAGTAGTAGAAGCAATATCATTATTAATTAAATAACTTGTATTTTTGCTTACACTATCCATTACTTTTCCGCCCATATTTTCAATAATTAATTTTAAATCATCACGTTTTTTATAATTATTTAATTTACCAGTAATAACAAACTTTAATCCATCGCAAGTTTTTTCAATTTCTTCATTAATTATAGTATTTTGAATTGGAGGACAAATATATTTTTCATATATTTCATCTGCTTCACTATAATCAAAATTCCAAATAGCTAAAGTTTTTGATTCCGCAAAACCATCTAATTTAGAAAAATCAAATTTTTCATTTATCATATTCCTAAAGTTTAAATAAGTAGAACATTTCTCTATTAAAATTTTAGCTACAGAATTTCCAATAAGAGGAATACCAAGAGCAGATATAAAAGAAACATCATCACATATCTTAGCTTCTTCAATCGCATTTAAGATTTTATCCACAGAAGCGATTCCAAAACCTGGTTTTTCAATCCATTCATCTCTATAATCTTTTAATGTAAAAATATCTTTTATATTTTCAATCCAATTCCAATCAATTAATTTTTCTAAAGTAGCTTTAGACAAACCTTTAATATTTAAACCTTTTTTTGAACAAAAATGGTCTAATTTATTAAGAAATTTACCTTCACAATTAAGATTATTACATACTAATACAGTGGAACAATTTTCTGTAACTGTAATAGTTTCTCCACCACAAATAGGACATTGTCTTGGAATATCAATAATTAAATCTTGAATATAACAATTATCACTTTTTTCTGCTCGTTCAATTTGAGGAATAATCATATTTCTTTTAGAAACCCAAATTTTTTGATATACTTGCGGCATATCACCTAAAGTTTCTTTAAGAATACTAAGATTATGAAGATTTGCTCTTTCCACCATTGTACCATCAATTTCTACTGGATTAAATACTGCTACTGGTGTTAATACTCCTGTACGACCCATTGTATATTCAATATTTAATAATGAGGTTTCATATTCTTCATCATAGAATTTAAATGCCATAGCATTTTTAAAATGGTGGTCAGTAGCTCCTAAACTTTTTCCATATTCAATATCATTAAATTTAAAAACTATTCCATCAATAGGATAATTTAAATGATGTGCGGCTTCAATAATTTCATCATCAATTGTTTCCCAATTGAAATCATTGTCATATCTATAAGGAACAATAGAAAAATTTAAAAAAGATAATTTTTTTAATTTTTCTGATAATAATTTAATATCATTAAAACCTTCAATAACATCCCAAGCAATAAAACATAAATTACGTTTAGCACATTCTTTGGAATCAAGTAATCTAATACTACCTGCCGCAAAATTACGAGGATTTTTATACATTGTTTTAAATAATTCATTAAAAGTATCAAGAGGGCAAATAATTTCTCCATCAACAATTAACTCATCTTTATAATCAATATATTTAGGGATATTATCAACAACCCAAGCATTATGAGTTATATCTTCTCCCTCAACTCCATTACCACGAGTTTCTGCGGAAACCAATTTACCATTTAAATATCGTAATGAACAAGTTAAACCATCCATCTTAAACATACATAAATAATTTTTATTTTGTTTAAGAAAATTTTTAATTACATTAATATCTTTAGTCTTATCAAGTGAAAGCATTAAATGATTATGTTTAACTTTTTTTAATTCATTTATTACATTATAAACGATTTTTTGTGTGGGTGAATCATCATAAATAATTCCAGTCTTTTCTTCTAAATGAATTAATTCAAAAAACTTATCATCATATTCTTTATCAGAAATAGTTGGATGACCTTCATCATATTCTTTTGTTCTGGCATTTAAATAATCAATCAATTCTCTGATAATTAATTCCATAATAAAATCCTTTATGATTTATTTTCTATATATATTATATAATATTTTTTTAAAAATATCAATATAAGGAAGCTATTAAGCTTCCTTATAAATTCCATATTTCATATCCTCTAATAATTGTTTATAAAAATTACAAAATGGAGAATCTGAAAAAGATATAACACTATCATTTATAAATAAAATACCTTTTATATTAGCATTCCCATTTGTAATAGTTACAGATTCTGAAGTAATATATTTATTTTTTATTTCTAAAAAAGAAATATC